TTGGGTTTTAAAATTGAATTGATATCTTTGGTGCCCAAGGCCTGATAAACACGACGATAAGCCTCATGAACGTCATGCATTTGTGGATTAGATTGAGCAATTTGTAATTGAGTCTGTGCTAAGGTCACTCTTTGTGCCATCGAGAAGATATTTGGGTCAGCGACCGGTATCACATCCACTTCTGGTGAAAAATCTAACAATTTTATCATACGATTACCACCATAAACCGCATATGGGTACACAGGTGGTAAATAAGTGGCAAAAACATCGGCCAAAAGTCTAAATTCTTGTCTCATTCCGTAATAAAGACGCTTATGTATCGCACTCATGACCCGTGAACCACGTTCCATGAGGGCAACCGTCGTGCCCACGGCTCTATTTTTCTGATCTTCACCAATTTGCATGTCGGCAATCGCTGCAAAACGCTGTCCTGCTTGCACTACAAAGCCTAAAAGTTGAAAAAGTGTCGCCGATGGCTCTTTAAACGGTAAAATTTGGAACTGATCTTTGATATTGCCACCTGGTGCGTCCACATCACGGAACTCACCGGGCTGAAACGGTTGGTCATCGTCTCTAATTCGCATACCTCTGGACTTAAAACCAGCAGGTAAGTTAGATAAAGTCCCTGCATCGAGTAATTGACGCAGTGCAGCAGTAGCAGTTTTACTCAAACCACCAATCATGTGGATTAAACCAAACCCATAAAATCCTAAACCGGGTAAAAATTTGTAATGCACAAAATAATCTTTGCGTCTTTGCTTTTCATCACGCATACCGAAGTTACGATAGATGGATAAAATCTCCCCAGAGCCTTCGTCAATGGTTACAATAAAAGGTACCTTGACATTTTTTTCGTCATTGTCGACTTCAAACTCTTCTAAGTCTAAGTCCACATGCATTTCTAAAATATTAAACTGATAATCCGATTGTTCTTGGTTCGAGAGCCCTTCTAACTGGTCATACTTATCTTGCACATCGTTGTCTTCACTGCGAGACGGTAAAATATCCACATCACGATAAAAACCAGAACGCTGTTTTTTTAACACATCATTCTCAGACATCTTAAGGACATGCGTAATACGTTCACAATCTTTTAAGTCGGTTGCATANTANGGCACCACTAAATCTTCTGCAGGTACAAACTTACTCACTGCTCTATCTAAGAGCTCATCATAATAAACTTTTTTAAAGGCAGAACCCGCCAGCGGTAAATAAAAGAGCATCTGGTCAAACTCAGGCGTATACTCTTCCATACGCTCCATGATCATGTAGTTCATAAACTCTTGCACACGATCTGCTTGTTGCTCACGTTCTTCACTGACTTCACCCACGACTTGAGTTCGCACGGGTCCGTCGCTTGGTAATAATTCTTTATACGCTTGACTTTGAAACTGAGTGACTGCCTCGGCTAATAGAGGATGCGTGACACTACTGGCACCTTGAAAGGGTCTACTTTCACTGTCNTATTTAAANCCAAGTAAGTCCAACCCATTGGTGTAGGACTTTTCCCAGTCAGAGCGGCTTTCACGATCACGCTTGTAATCTGCCATNAACTCAATGGCGAGCCTTTGTAAGATACGCTCATCCATGGTCTCTGCTAAGTTTTGAAAAAAGTCGACCGCTGCACTTTGCTCTTCGGTCATTTGTACTTCATCCATTGCCTCGGGTGGTGTTTCTACCTCCACTTCGGGAGCTTCAACATCTTGCATGTTCTCAGGCGTTACTTCAGGTTCACGCTCTTGTTCTAGATTTTCATTTTCTGCCATAGGTCACACCTTAATAATAATTATAAGTCTTGCGAACACGTTCTTCATTATCCACATAATCTGAGTATAACTCAACAAAGTTCCCTTGTCTGTATCTTAGTATCGCCTGCGTGGTCGAATCCACATAGTCGTCATTCGCNCCATNNGGAAACGCCGCACATTCATCAATCACATCTTCAGCAAACTTTTCTCCATAAGGATACCACACCGCACCACTTTCAAANACNGGNGCGACAGANTGTTCACTCGNGTGTGTTTNTCNTTNCCNNNNGTCGGNGTAAANGGCACCACGGGTATACCCATNCNTCTAAACTCTTGNGTGAGCGGTTCACCACTGGCTTTTTGNTCAATGATAATNGTTTCNGGTTCCCANTATTTNTTNGCATCGAGTGCTACNGCTTTGAGTTCTGGAAAGTCAAACTTNCCCNNAATGGCATCNANNAANATAATATTNGNTNCTCCNCCNTCNTCAGGAAAGAATACTCCCCAAGTGGTGATGGCGCTNTAGTCTGCGGTTTCTTTTTTCGAAAAGGCCGTATCGTAACTTTGAATGACATGTTGTANNTTAGGTAAATGNGNACTCTCCCACGGTTGCCACCACTCTCGCTTGAGTATCGCACCTTCTTCTGAAGTTGGGTTTTGCATGTACTGTGCTGACCAGTTTCGTATTGGAATACTGGCTTTAATCTTTTCGAGTTGTTCTAGCTCCCAATACTCAGGCCACACGGGGTTCCCTGATTAGAAAATCGCTGGAAAAGATATTTGTCGCCAAGTGTCGGCTTTGGGTTCGGTTTGAGCTTTCAACAATCTTCCCGTCAAATCATCCTCGGCCCAACGGGTCATGACCACCAGGATCGAGCCTCCTGGTTGTAAACGCTGTCTGGGTCCTGAAGTATACCACTCATAAGCACGCTCCATGGCGCTGTCGGACATCGAGTCTTGTTCCGTGTGCGGGTCATCAATAATCAGTAAGTCTGCACCACGGCCCGTAATCGATGCTCCCACACCCGCCGCATAATACTCACCGCCTTGATTCGTTTCCCAACGACCTTTGGCCTTGGAGTCCTCACGCAACTTCACGTCACCAAAGATTTGTTTGTATTCGGGTGAGTCAATGATATTACGAACTTTAGCCCCGAACCTTGCGGCCAACTCGGTATTGTGAGACACCTGCATGATTTTTAATTTTGGATACTTGCCAATGATCCATGCTGGAAAATAAACGGAAGCAAACTCTGATTTGGTATGTCTAGGGGGCATGTTGATAATGAGCCTCCCTTTTCTTTGCGAGGCAATGTCAGTAAATTCTTTAGCGATAATTTGGTGATGTCCCCAGTCCTTCTGAAGTTTTGATTTTCTACAAACAAAATCGGGCCAAACCTCTTGCACAAAATATAAAAAATTATCCTGACAAAGTTTAATATGCTTGATCCAAAGTCTTTCGACTTCGAGCCTCATTTGTTCTGTGGTCATCAGTTCTGTGTTCATGAGCCTCTTATTATAATTATTACTAGAATTTTTTCCACCATACTGCGTGTATGTAACTTAAGCGTTAGCGGTAATATGACTATAACCAAAGAAAAAAAAGAAAAAAAATTTGCAATATTAGAATATGATTATACTTTAAAAATAGAGCCTTCTATTTTAAGACAAAAAAAAGAGCCGGTTATAAACCGGCTCAACGTCCCATGAAAAAATAGTTACTTGTTTAAGAGACTATAGCTAACTCTATCATGAGCATTAACTACATACTCTTTAACGTGGGTGGTTTTTTTGACAAGCTCTACATCCTTCCAACAGCCTTTATTTTTACTACTCAACACTTTTTCAAAGTGTTCAATAATTGCTTTTCTCTCAGCTCGAAGATTACTCTCCTCGATTCTTATTTGCTGCAGCCTGATGTTATACTCGATTGTTTTTTGTTTCATTTTTTACTTCCTTATGTTGTTAAACTTACAAGTTTATTATTACATTTTCTGATCAGAATGTAAAGCATTTATAATAATTAATTTTAATTTATTTTCTAATAATTCATTACTTTATCCTTGGGAAATTTTTATAGATCTATAATCTAATAAATCATTTATAGATTTTAATATGAATATGATATGTATGAATATGATGTAGGCAAAAAAAGAGCCGTTATTATTAACGGCTCGATATGGTTATGATTATATGATTATTAAGATGTGTAAAATTTTTTAATTTTATCTTCTTTTCTTTTTATGTCAGCCTTTATATTTTTAATCGCTTTATGATTTCCTTGTCTTATACAGTCTTCAAGATTC